GACGAGAACTCTATCTACAGGACGAAGCCGCTAAATTTGCAGAACTGGAAGAATATGAAAAAGAGTATGCAGAGAAACAGGCCAAATTTCAGGAAGCTCATAAACGCGCAACATTAACGTCAAAAGATTACGAACTACAACAATTGAGATCATTATATGACGAATACGCAACCTATATAGACGATAAAACAAAACTCGATGAATGGTATGCGGCAGAAAAAGAAAAGATACTCGGCAAAAGTGTTGAAAAAGAAAAAAGCAACATAAACGAACTCAAAACAGCTATCGAAGGCTGGGGCCGCGATAGTACCGATGCGATAGTAGAATTCGCCCGGACAGGTGAGATGTCCTTCAGTGACATGATCGACTCGATGATTGATGATCTTCTGAGGATGATGATTTACCAGAATACCACCGGGCCGCTGTTTTCTGGATTCGGGTCTATGATCGCAGGAAAAGGTTTTGGTGCTGGCGTTGCGGCTTTTCAAGGCTCCGCCCACGGCAACGTATTCCAGAATGGAAACCTCATACCTTTTGCATCCGGGGGTATCGTTACCCGTCCAACAGTCTTCCCTATGGCGCAAGGTGCGGGGCTGATGGGTGAGGCCGGAGCAGAGGCAATCATGCCCTTAACCCGTATCGGCGGGGACTTGGGAGTGAAGTCAACCGGCGGCGGGGCAGTCGTGAACATCTATAACAATGTGGGAGCCGATGTCTCAACCTCAGAGCGTACCACAGCGGACGGCCAGAAAGCGATTGATGTCTATATTGATCAGGCCGTGGCCAGGAAGCTCGGCACCTTCGGAAGTCAATCCAACAAGGCGATGCGTCAGAGCTTCGGGGCGCGTCAACAGTTGACGGGGAGATAGATATGGCAGTGCCAGCATGGGATAGTGATTTACCTCAAGAGCTATTTGTCAACGGCTACAGTCAGTCACCGCCGAATGTGACTATCAAGTCTGATATGGACGCAGGCCCGGCCAAAGTACGGCGGCGGTTCACGGCTGGCGTGGAGCCGGTATCCGGTACGATGCTGATGACAGCCGCACAGTTGGCGATCCTGGATACCTTCTTTAATACGACATTGCTTGGTGGTGCTCTTCGTTTTTCCTGGACGAAGCCGCCTGCTCATACCGTGTCGTGTGAGATGAGATTTACCGAGCCTCCGACATGGACGGCACTTGAGCCCGGAACGTATGAAGTCAGCATGTCATTTGAGGTGCTTCCATGACCACAACATCACTAAACTTCAGAGAAGCCGCTTTCTCACAGGAGACCGGCCGCGTTCCCATCGCCTTGATAACGTTGTCTCATGATGACCTTGCCGACGATATAAGGATCAGCACCGATCCGACGCAGGAATTGACCGAACTGACTACTGACACGGAGAAAGTATATGGCACCGTATCAAACGGTGACAACTACGTCTTCCTTCCCGTCCGAATTAAGCTCCCCGATGATACTGACGAGGGACCAGGAGAGATGCAGCTTGAGATCGACAACATTCATCGGGCTTACACCGAGACGATCCGAAGCGTTTATACGCCAGTGACGTGTCGTGTGGACATCGTGCTGGACAACGCCCTTGATACGATTGACGCAAGCTGGCCGGAATTTCAGCTAGTGAATATAACGTATAACGCAACAACGATAACCGGGACGCTCCGGCTTGAGACGCTTGAGTCCGAGCCATTTCCGGCGGGGGCGTTTGTGCCGTCGTACTTTCCGGGGCTGTTCGGGTGAGGGTAAGGTATAGGCAAAGCCGAGAAAAGGCCGTACAGGGCAAATATGAAGGCCGTTAAATAGTTGATATGATTGAATATGTTGGAATACCATTTTTGAAGGACGGAAACGACCGAAACGGGCTTGATTGCTGGAGATTGGTGGTCATGGTTTACAAGGATCGGCTGGGGATCGACCTCCCCGACTTCGCCGGGGCGTATGTGGACGGGTCTCTTGCCTCGCTGAAAAAGGTCTCCCGGATGATCCGGGACGGGAAACAGGCATGGCAGAAAGTTGACAAGCCTCTTCCCTTTGACGTGATCCTGCTCCGCACGGGCAGCATGGTGTATCATGTCGGGCTGGTTATTGATCGGAAGAGGATGCTCCATGTCATGGAGGGCATTAACTCCACGATTGAAGAGTTTACCGGTATACAATGGAAGAAGAAGGTTGAGGGGTTCTATCGCTATGTCCGATAGGCAGATCATCATAACACCCGCGCAGTTTCATGCGCCGAAGGTGATGCAGGTTCCGCATGGCCTGACAATCCGGCAAATCGTAGAACAGGCTGATGCCTCCGCGTGGACTGATACCTATATCGTGGAGATTGACGGTGTACCTGTTCCTCGCTCTCAGTGGTCCTTGATCCCTGATGAGAAATCCCATGTCCTGATCTATGCCCCCCTGCATGGCGGTGGGGGCGGTGGCAAGAACCCGCTCCGAACTGTCCTGACGATTGCAGTCATAGTTGCGGCGACGTATGTGTCCGGCGGGGCCTTTGCCACCACTGGAGGGTGGTTTGCTGCCGGTTCAATGTCTGCCTCTCTTGCGGCGGCGGGGACGCTTACCGCCGGAATGCTCCTCGTCAACGCCGTTGCTCCGGTGAAACTGACCGGGACAGTTTCTGCAAATCAGAACTATGAGGACTCCCCCACCTATTCAATCGGCGCAAACTCGAATCAGGAAAATCCGTGGGGTGTGGTTCCTGTTGCCCTTGGCACGCATAAAGTCTACCCTCCCCTTGGCGCAAAATCATACACGGAACTCGTTGGCTCAGATGAATATCTCAGAATGCTGGTGGTGTGGGGGTACGGTCCGCTTGATATATCTGATATCAAACTCGGCGATACGCTCCTGTCCTCGTACTCTAACTGCGAGATCGAAACAAACGAAGGGTGGTCAACGGATACGCCCTTGACGCTTTTCCCGTCGGCGGTCAATCAGGTTTCTGTCGGAACAATTTTAACCTCCGCCACAGGCCAGATCGTGAGAACGGCACAGGCGAATGTTGACGAGTTATCGGTTGACATATCTTTCCCCCGTGGGCTGGTCCAGTACAACAACGAGGGTACCCGCACGGCTCAGAGCGTTACCGTGCTTGTCCAATACCGTGAGGTAGGGGGAGGCGCCTGGACTGATGTAGAAACCAAAACTTTTACCGACTTGACAACCTCCGCAGTCCGCTACGGCTGGCGGTGGACAGTTGACAACACCAAGCAGTACGAGATCGGTATCACCCGCACAACCGCCGATACCGACGATGATAAAATCATCGACGAGGTGTACTGGACATATCTCAGGAGCATTGAGACCACCTACCCCATTTCGTTCCCTCACAATCTGGCGGTCTCCGCAATCAGGATCAAGGCCACCGACCAACTGAGCGGCACAATCGACAACCTCAATGGCGTTGTATCGTCTTATTGCCCGGTGTGGGATTCTGTCGAAGAAGAATGGGGCTCTGCTGAAGTAGATTATGAGATCACCAACAACCCCGCCGCCCTTATCAGGTGGGTGCTGATGGGGAGCGCGAACGCGAGGGCGCGGACATCTACGCAGATCGACAATGATACCCTTGGTGAGTTTTACGAGTTTTGCGAAACCAATGGCTACGCCTTTAATATGTATCGGGATTATACGGCCTCTGTATTCGAGACCTGCCAAGACATAGCGGCGGCGGCGCGGGGATCGGTAACGATTAAGGACGGCCTTTGGTCAGTGACTGCTGATACCGGAGAGCAGACACTCGTACAGCATATCACGCCCCGGAACTCATGGGGGTTCAGTGCGGAAAAGACACTGTATAACCGGCCTCACGCCTTCAGGATTAAATTCAAGAACGAGGATAACGGCTGGGATGACGATGAGCGGATTGTCTACGATGACGGCTACACCTCGGCGAATGCCACGCTTTTCGAGTCGATTGAATTTCCCGGAATAACCGATCCAGACTTGATCTGGAAGTTCGGGCGATTCCATATTGCACAGGCGCGGCTCAGGCCGGAAGTGTATACGCTTAACATGGACTTTGAGCACCTTGTTTGTCGAAGAGGTGACAAGGTCCGCGTCTCTCACGATATCCCGCTGTGGGGCAGCGGATGGGGTAGGGTGAAGTCATTAACTATTGACGGCGGGAACATTACCCATGTTACGCTTGATGAATTGGTGACAATGGAGGCAGGCAAATCCTACGCCTGTAGGTTCAGGCTGGCGGACGGCAAGACGCTGGTTCTGTCTGTCGTTACTGTTGCGGGAGAGACAGTCGTCCTTGAGCTAGCGACACCTGTTGCGGAGGCTCTTGGCCCGAAGGTCGGCGACCTTGCGATGTTCGGGGAGGCCGAGAGGGAAACTGTAGAGCTCTTGGTGCATTCGATCACTCGCGCCTCTGATTTCACTGCCCAGTTATTCCTCGTCGATGTTGCTTCCGATATTTACAATGCCGATACGGGCGAAATACCGCCATTCGACCCGCAGACGACAACGCCTATCGATATTACGACACTTGCTCCCGATCCGCCGACAATAAACGGCACAGATACCGGGACGGATGTTTCTACTACTTCCGGGGGCGGGTCTGTATCGTCTCTCATAGTATATTTGTCCCCGCCTCCAAATGACGTACGAATCAGGGGCTATCGTGTTCGGTATCGAATCACCGGCGAATCACAGTGGCAGTACACGCCGGAGATGGAGACGCTTACAATAACGATACCGGCAGTGGTAGAGGGAGTGGAATACGAGATACAGGCACAATCAATATCGGTTTATGGAATACCATCAACCTGGACATCAATTGGGACCGGGACACCTGCGACACCCCAAATAGTCCCGTCCCATCCCACAAACATATCTGCTTATTTAGTAGCAGGTGGGGAGGCCTATAATTATTGCGCGGTAAGTGTCACTTTCACGCCTCCGACCGATCCGGTTTTTTCTCATTGCGATGTGTACGCTTCCAACGATGATTCGACATATCATTATGTGGGCCGCAATAGTACAGGTTCATTCATTTTTTCTGGAATGGGCTCCGTTTATGAAGCGGATGACATTTGTTATATTAAGCTCCGTAGCGTCTCAATTTATGAATTATCAGAGGATATGCCTGCCGTTGCTGATGATTCAGTCTCGATTACTGGATATATCCGGCTTGCTGGATTTTATGCCGGAGCGCAGTTCTTCGGTGACGCTGCTAATCCGAACAATGCGAAGATTCTGCTCGACAAGGCCAACACCTTAATCCGGCTGGGCGATCTGTCTGCTCCCAATCTCATTATGGACGGGGATTATAGCGGAGTTCCGGCTGTCAGAAGCTCCAATTACGTCTCTGGTACTTTCGGTGCTGGATTTCTTCTAAAGCCCGACCTGCTCGAAGTCGGCAATATCGCTGCCAGGGGGATCATCAGGACATCCGTTTTCGAGTACGATTCCGTGTCGGTGCATTCCGGATCGGACGTCACGGTAAAGGGCGGTGATGTGCTTGCGAGTGATATGACCGCCGCCGATGACGCAACACTCACCATCGGAGGCCACGATACTTTTGAGGCTGGCGACATTCTGCGCATCACGGAGGGGACTGACGACGAATGGCTAAGGGTAAGTACAATCATCAATGCTCCCACCTATGGTGTTGTCCGTGATCTGGCCGGTTCTTATGCGGTCAACAACAATCCTGCATGGACGAAGGGAGCGAGCGTATCGAATTACGGTAAATCCGGTGATGGCGGTATCTATATTACTGCGAGTGATGCCGATGCCCCGAATTTGAGCGTTTTTACTCACGCCGGAAGTCCTTGGAACGATATAATCACCCACCTGCGTCTCGGCAATCTCAATGGATATGCGGGGTATGAAGCGGACACGTATGGCATGGCGGCTTATATTAATGCCAACAATTACATCAAAATCGATCCGGTAAATGGTATCAGGATGACCGGCAGCATTGTTATTACCGGTGGATCAGGTATAGCTTCTTTATCAGATGCCGGTGCGTTGGCTACGAAAAGTTCGGTCAACTCCACGACTATTGACGCCGGTAGTATCACCCTTGAAAAGTGTGCCGCTGAAACAACTGCCAGACTGTTCTCCGATGACACAGCCAAGGCCAACATCGAGGCATGGCGCAAGGCGGGCTCTCCGACCTACATGGACGGCACATATATCTTCGCTCAGTCCATTACAGCCGACAAATTCATATCTACCCTTTACGGCGACATGAACCAGGCGATGGCCTACGTCAAGACCGTGCTGGGGGCAGGCGATGAATATGAGCATGATGTTACGGAGGCTGACCTGGAAGCTGGAACAGACAGCACTATTGATGCTGATACTCATATTGATTACGGTATTTCAATTAGAATAGCCACAGCTACGAAATGGGATGACGGTGGTGCGGTTTGGGATACTGGTACGTGGGATGAACCAACTGACGCTTCAGGGTCATGGACTTCTGCTTCAATGGATATGGGGAGTTCTAAGACTTTACAAATGGCTTTGCGATATACAGTTGTTGAAGAGACTCCTGCTTCTACAACTCCGGTTATTAAAATCATCTACTCTACGGATAATACGAACTGGGGTACAAATGTGGCACTGAATGATAATGTTTGGGAAACGGCGACAATTCAAAACATTACAGAAAGTATTTATAAAGCTGCTGGAACCCTAAAGACTTTTAGATATTTCAAGGTTAAGGTTGAGCTTTCAACCACAGTAACGACAGACCGGATTATTCTTCGCGCAATGACCTATTTAGGAAACGTGGTTAATATATTCGGTCAGGAAGTAAATAAAACAATAGCCGCAGGTGGTACGGCAATCTCTTTAAATGGATTTAACGCTACTCCGGCAATTACAGTAACGCCGGTAGGAGCAACAGCATTAGTTCCGTTAATAACAGCGCAATCTAAAGACAGCGTAACGGTAAAATTATACAATCTGGCAGGGAATTCTGTTGGCGGGGTCTGCAATCTAACAATAATTGGAGTTTAGGAGGAAAGAAAAATGGCATATGATAGTACAAAACCAGTGACAGGCGGAAGTTTAATTGCTGCTGACGTAAGAGAGAATTTCAGGGCATTAAAAGAGGATGACATCGTTGAAGGTGTGGCTGCTTTGGGGATAGTTGAGGGAATGATTGCTGCTGGTGCTGTTGTTGAAGCAAAGATTGGCGCTGGTGCTGTTGTTGAAGCAAAGATTGGGGCTGCGGCCGTTACACAGGCCAAACTTAAAACAAGTCAGGGGAGTGTGTCTGGATGCTCTGCTATCGGTACTCTTTATCTTGCGGGTTTGCCAGGTGGTGAATATGGATTTACACCACAAGTAAAATCAAACATTGCCAACTGGGCTGCTTTCAATGGGTTTTGTGCTCCTGGAGCTGGAACTTCTCTTTTGCCGCAAGTTACAACTTCTTACGCTGCGCCAGGCGTGGCCTTTAATGTAGATACAGGGGAAGGGACTAATTGGGTGTACGCTCAACAGAGATACGTAACTTCATCTGGTGAAGTCTTTTGGATATTTATTCTGAGAACAAAGTTTGATGAAGAAATTACAGGAAAAGATGTTGATGGTAATCCCTTAACTTACACAAGGCCAAAAGGAACAATCATCTCAATGTACCAAGCCCCCGACCATCCATGCTTTGGCAACGGAGGTAAGCCGCTTCTTGTGTCCCATCCGTTCGGGAGTTATGACGAGACTAAATATGAAATCATAGTCATCAATCCATCGCACGAAGAAGTTGAAGCCATGAAGAAAATGGGCGAACGCGGAGAAAATGAGCCTGATAAAGACCTTCTCGAAGTGATTATGGAGGAATACGAGATAGACGAGGACTCAACACCTGCATGGCCTACGAAAGCGGTTACAGTCGGTCTTCCAAAGGATTATGAGACAAAAAATATGGGAGATAAAATTGCAACTATTAAAAAGGTGATACCAAAGATGGATTTCTTACATGCAAGATCGTTGAAGAAGAAAATAAAGGAGGTAATACCATGACAGTAGAACAATTGTTCCAGATCATAGGGGAGCTATTCACCGAAAACAGAATGTTACGACAAGAGATGGCAAAGCTCCAAAAAGAAATAACGGAACTGAAGCCAAAGGAGGAGAAGAAAAATGGCTGAAAA